GCCCAGTGCTGTTAGGGCTTGCACCCTTGCACCGTCAGACTGTGCTGACATGGCCTCATTCTTTAACTGCTCCACCACAAACATTCTGAGACGGTCATCGTCTGTCTGCTTTCGTGCGGTGATATCAGCAGTTAATGCGTCTATCCTTTGGGCAACCTTTGGGTGACTGTTTAACTTGCAAGCCTCTGTCCAGATGCTAGAAGGCTTCATCCCCTCTGCATCATAGGCAGACCTGTAAGCCTCTGTCAGTGTTTCCCCTCGACTTACCATTTGAGCAAAGTGTTCTTGTTTACTGGTAAGGCTATCACTATTCACTAGTTTAAGATGATTTGGTTTGCCTGTCTCTTTATCCATTACTTATCCCCTACTATATGAACCGCCATTATGCGCTGTCGCTTGGCATCGGGCTTTCAATTTGTATGACCCTACAAAATATAGCATCACTTCCCGATAAGTAGAACCCCATATGCCGATTGCTGGCGATTTAAAGCCCCTACAGCGGCCTTCTATAACTTTGCTCACAATCATACACGGCTATGCGCTTAGGCTCGTCTACGGCGAAAAGGGCTGTTTTCTGCGGTTTACAGACCATTAGATAAAAATAAATGCAAATAAGTGCAAATAAATGCAGATAAGGGCTTGATATATTGCCTCAGCTAGTCCATATAAGGGGAGTCAGCGGCGAGGCACGAGGCTTCCAGCCCCCCAGACCCTGACCTTCGGAATGAGTACCCACTAGGGTTCACCGTCCCAGCATCTGTTCTGGCGAACAGCGCGATAATCGCGGCACGACTGGCAAGGCTCATAGCACGACCCCCCCAGTAACAATGGGGGCAAAACAGACCTGTCGTGCGGCATTGGTAGCCGCCACCTGATGAGATACCCCGAAACAGGCTCTGCCTCATCAGCATTTTACATTGTCAATATGGAGATTGTTTACATGACAAAGTTTGACGCAAAAACCTTCGCTGTTTCTTCTGACGTTTATAACACTATCGCTGGCAACCAAGCCGCTATCGATGGTGACAAGGCTCAATCTGCTGATGCTTTGGGGCGTATCAAATCAGCAAAGCTGGATAACATCGTTCAGCTAGTTTGTGGGCTGGCTGTTGTGCCTCTCACACAAAAAGGCAACTTGCCAACTACAGTGTCAGCATCTGTTAAAGCTGAATTGCAAGAGATGGCAATGCAGACCAAGGGCATGGCAGAAAACATCGTCAAATATGTGGCTGGCACTCGCCGCCACTTCAGCATCAACGGCGATAACGTCACCCCTGATATGGTTTATGGAATCCTTAACGATGCCGAAATCGACAGCGAGAAAAAGCTAGTCGATGCAATTTATGGTAAGGATGCAGTCAGCGAGGTGGCAAAAATTGTCCAGAAAATCGCTGGCAAGCGTTCCACCAAAAAGGATGACAAGGGCAACCGTGTCGATGGTGACAAGTGGATTGGCGGCATGGAATGGGAAGATATTGACGCCCTGTTCGGTGTCGGTGTCGGCGGTGAATTGCCAGTAGTCGGTGCGCTGGCTGATGCTCTGCGGTTACGTTCCGAAATGGAAAAGGCCGCATCTGAGGCCGCACAAGCCGCTGGCGATACTGAGGCTGACGCAACCGCCGCTATCAATGAGATGGTCGAGCAGTTTGCTGAAGCATCCTAACCAAACAGGGGGGCAACACTGCCCCCCATTTTGTATCACACTACAAATTTGGGAGTTGAAATGATGATAGTTGAGCCTACCAGAATGCAACTTTGGCATGAGCATTGCGATGATGTCGCTGGCTTATGGGAGCCGCTCTCTTGGGAAAGTTTCAAGCGAGTGCATGGCAAGCATTCACGCGATAAAGACTGGGTAAAGTGCATAGAGGATGCCGCCAAGATATCGCACAAATTTCACTGCAAAAAACACACACAAAATCAGGAGTAGTTATCATGAAATTATCACAAGCATTCGCCCTCATCGAGGCTTCTTATCAGTCACAAACTAGCGGCAATGCGCTGGAAAGTGTCGTTCTGTCCTATATGTCAAGCCCTGGGCAGGGCAAGACCTCTATCGTTCATCAGTTTGTTGAAAGCAAAAGACAGGACAATGAAAACTTTGGTCTTGTTATCCTGTCGCTGGCTCAATATGACGCTGGCGAGATTGCTGGCTGGCTTGTCGAACAGGCTGGTCAGATGGTCAGGCTTCGCCCTGAGTGGATGCCTAGCCAAGGCGAGGGCGTTATCTTCATCGATGAGTGGCCTCAAGCCCCTGTTGCCAACCAGAACATCATGGCTCAGTTGGTTAATGAACGCCGCATTGGTGAGCATTCACTGCCTGATGGCTGGTCTATCGTATGTGCTGGCAACCGTATGTCAGACAGGGCAGGCACTAACCAGATACCTTCGCATCTGCGTGACCGCCTGACATTTGTGAATGTCGATTTTGACCTAGACGAGTTTGTGGCTCATGCCAACAAAAAAGGTATCAGCCCAGTCCTCAAGGGCTTGGCACGTTTCCGCCCTGAGTTATTCAACCAGTTCGACAAGGACGCTATGGCGTTTGGTTCGCCGCGCTCATGGTTCAAGGTTGATGAAATCTGCAAGTGGGGTCTGGATACAGTCGTTGAGATGGAAGCTGTCGCTGGTCAGGTTGGTGAGGGCAACGCCGCCGAATATTACGGCTACAAAAAAGTGTTCGACACTTGCCCCGACATCGACAAGGAAATCATCGGCAACCCATCGGGTGCGCCTATCCCTGACGAGCCGTCTGTCCTGTATGCAGTCTGCGCGGCTATCGCTGACCGCATCAACCCATCCAATGTTGAGCCTTGCATGGCTTACCTTGCACGATTACCACATCAGGAGTTCGCGGTATTCACAATCAAGGACGCATTCACACGCGACAATAAGCTGGTGACTAATGCAAAGTTTCGCCAGTTTATGTTGGACAACTGCCGCGAGTTGATGCCGAAACGCTAACAATCTGGGGGGTGCATTTTGTACCCCCCTACAAATTTGGGAGTTACACAATGGACGCACAGAAAAAAATCGCTATCTGCCGCACAAAGCTGATGTTACAGCATCCCTTCTTCGGGTCTATGGCTATGTCTTGCGGTATGAAACAGGATGATGACCACGACACAATGTACACTGATGGCAAGGACATTGGCTATTCATCTGCCTTTGTTGATGCTCACACTGTCGAGGAAATTATGGGTGTTATCGCTCATGAGATTGCTCACATATTTATGGGGCATCATATCCGCATGGGCAAACGTGACCATGAGCAGTGGAACATTGCTTGCGATTATGCAATCAACGGCTGGCTGACCGATAGCGGCATGGTACTGCCGCAAGGTGGTTTGATTGACCCACAATATACTGGGATGACCGCAGAAAAGATTTACGACCTGTTACCACCGCAACCACCAGAAGGCGGCGAGGGCGGCGGCTGGGGTGAGGTCAAACAGCAAAAGAACGCTGACGGCTCTGACCTATCACAAGGTCAGGTAAAGCAGGAACAGGCAAGCATCAAGCAACGTGCCATGATGGCGGCGAATGCGGCAAAATCTGTTGGCAAACTGCCAGCCGCTATTGAGGAGATTATTGCCAAGATGCGGCGCGTCACTGTCGATTGGGGTGACGTTGTGCGGCGGTTCGCTGGCGGTGATCAGCCAGATGATTACACCTTCTCACGCCCTCAGAAAAAGTATTGGACGCAACAACGCATCTGGTATCCATCTGTCAAAAAGCTGGGCGTTGGTGACTGGGTGATTGCACCTGACACATCAGGCTCTATGTCTGGTCAGGAATTGGAGATGGCACTAGGCGTTATCAATCAGGCTATTGAGGACTACCAGCCTGAGAGTGTCACCATTATCACATGGTCAGGCGGTTGCACTCGTCACACTACACTAGCCAAGGGTGAGACAATGCCCCAGCTAGAATGTGATGACAGGGGCGGTACTAATGTAGAGCCTTTGTTCCGCTATGTCAGAGACAACCAAATAGGATGCGACAAGATGTTTGTCGTATCTGATATGGGCATTTGGGATTACCCAGACACAGTGCCTGACTACCCAGTGCTATGGCTATCTACTGCACCTGATAGCCGCTTCGCTAAGACACCGCCCTTCGGGGATATCGCAGTAATAGAGGAAGCCGCCTAGTGCGGCTTTCTAATTTTGTATCACACTACAAATTGGGAGTAATAAAATGGACGCAGTAAAAAATTACAAAATGATGGAACTGGCAAAAAAGCAGATGCTTGATACCTGCGATGCTTGGGGCGTTCCTCATAAAATGGCTAAGGATATCAGGATAGCCAGCCGCCATAACTTAGATGGACTGAAAGATTATTTCGATACAGAAACATCTCAAGGCTTTAAGGTGTATGGTGCGTTTTATGATTATGTAGATGACCTCATGGGCGCGATAAGTTCATACAGGAACAGCCGTTCATTGCGTGAAACTTACAACCCTATGGGCAAGCACAAGGTCTTAACAAAAGACCAAGCAAGAAGTACACTTGGGGAGTTTTTCCCTCGCTCAAATACTGATGTTCACATTGCCACTTCTTCTAAAGAAGTAGGCACAGAACAGAACAACCCCAAAAGCAGTTGGAACAAATCAACTGATATAATAGTCAGCATTTCTTGGTATCGTGCAGTGTTTCAGCGTGGCCTTGCCATTATCAATTCATCCAAGGGCAAGAGGTTTGTTCTATCCGCAAAGCCTATTGACGTAAAATATTGTCAAGAGGAAGGGATGACCGTCTACAGGGTGACTGCTGTAGCATTCAAGAATGGACTGGGTACGTCAGAGATAGGCTACCTATGCACATACGGCGATACGTCACAACACAACCCAGCAGTCGCAACCGCTGATGGCAAGGACGCTATCCCACACTCATACAGCGACACCGTGACCAAGGCCTACAAGCTGTTACGTCAACGTGCGGTTCGTAATATGACCAAGATGTTCAACACCTAATATAATGATGATGAGGAGAAAATCATGAAAAATAAAAATGGCAACAAATTCAAGAAACCCAAACTAAACACCCCATCTGATTGGCCTCGTCCTTGGGATGAAGTAAATGAAGGTGATTGGGTAATTTTCTGTTTTTACATCCTTAGATGGAAAACATTTAACCGTCCCGATGCATTCAATATATATGGGTTTTCCAGCGGACGATACAATAGGGTTTGGTGGGGCAAAAAAGTTTTGCATTATCGCTTCAAAATTAGACGAATTATAAAGAATGAAACGTGATTACAGAGGGGCGGCAGTTGCCGCCCTTCTTTTCATGATAGTTGTAGATGCTGGCATAGACGCTGGCGAGGATTACAAAAGGAGAAATTTGTATGGTAGTACAAAAACCACTGGTTAATTGCATCGGTCAAGTCCAAGAGGATATCGACAATGCAAATCACGCTGTTACCATTATATGGGGTACAGATAGAGATAAGTCTGAAACATACGCTTTCAATACAGAAGCAGATAAAGAAATGTTTTTGTTGGGAGTTGACGCTTCTAATGGCTGGTTAGAATATGAAATAGAAGGGGAAGATGATGAATGATTTAGTTTGGATTGTTTTAATTATTGGTTCATCAGTCGGCATGGTCGGCTGGTGTTGTTTTGTAATGGATGTATGGAAGGAGATGAAACGCGATGTCACTAGTAAAACTAACTCTCACTAAGGGTGAGGCTTGCGCGGTTGGTGTAGCACTCGACAATTTAGTTGAACAGCTTACCCAGCCATATGATTATGACAACAGGGAAAAGTTAATTGAAACCCTGAATGCTCAAAAAACTTTGGAAGAGGCTGTTGACGATGCAGAAGAAAACACAAATCTCGTTTACTTCTAAAGAGGTAAACGCCTTGTTGCTTGCCCTTAATTCTTTCTACAATCAAAAGATGCATGAAGATAAGGTGGCAGATAAGTCTGTCACCCATGCAGTATCGGCTGGCAAAAAGCTAAAGATGATTGCAAAGCTACACAAACAAAGGGAGATGCACTGATGATTAGTTGGCATAACGCACCATCCTATCGATACAACGGCTATCGTTATATGCCAGAGATCGATGAGGACGATGAGGGGATCCGCAAGGCTTGGCATTATGTTTATAAGGTTGAAGATGTGGACGTTAACGACAGCCCCATAACACACAAGGGCATGACCACACCTTCATTTCACCTTGACCACACGCCTTATCACTGGCTTACTTATGATGAGTTTACATATCATATTGATATGCTCACAGGGAGAATGTACGATGAGAGATAAAGTTTTTTGGGGGTTTGTATTTATTCTTGGCCTTCTAATGATGATGGCTGGTATTGGGTGGTTAGAGAACCCGCACAACAATCTTATAACAGGTGTGATAATTATGTACTCAGGAACATTTGTTTTGTTTGTTGGCGCTGTTAAACTTACAAGAAGGGAGCGTAAACATGGGCGAGTTAACCTTCGATAAGGCAAAAGAGTCTTACATATTTGAGTGCCAAAAGGTGGGCCTTGTTCCCCTTCATGTCACCACAATGGTTTATGACAAGTATAGCGAAAAATACACGCTATCGAACTCAGAAAATGGTGACTTCGCAGACCTTGAACCGAATGGTCGGGTATGCGCTATGCACTGGAACACAACCAGATAATCCACTGCCAGAGTGTGAGGGCTTAATGGGTAAGCCTCAAGGTTGGTGCGGTGGCAGTGGGTTTTCCTCCCTGACCGCATCAACCACCCATAGAATAAGGGGCTGGTTTTTACGCCAGCCCCTTTGTCGTGGAAGGGAACAACTTTCCTGTTCCCCTTATATTTATATCATACTACAAATTTAATCAAGCGTTGTGTTGCCCTTTTCAAAACATTCTATTGTTGCCGCCGCATAGCCAGCTTTATCCACCCAGCTATCGTAGTGGTCAGGCGTTTCAATCAAACGTGCTGTCTTTACCAAATCCATACACAACCCCACCTCATGCGGCTGTACTTCTACGCCCAAAACAACAGACCAAAGTTTAGCTATGCGCGTAAAGTTATCCAAGGGCGTTCCATAGTTCTCACCCCTATCATTAATCGCGCTCTGAGCCTCACTGAGCATCATTACACCCCTTCGGGTATCAGAACCACCACCCATCAAAACGGAACCTCACTTAGAGCCATAGGCTTTGCTGGAAAATTATCTTTACTGTTGTTTATTGAGTAGGTCATGGACAGTGGGTCGAAATACAATTCAGCAACGCCCTGCTTACCAACCCAATTAAACCTACACTTCCAAACGTGAACCTCAGACATTGCAGAGGCAACTGGGTCTGGTCTATGCACACTTATACCTATGTCAGCTTTGGCAAACCATGCGGCAGATCCAGAGATATCATAACCCTTCGGCGGCGGTATCTTACCGTCAACGCCTCGCAACATCTTAGTCGGATGAGCAACAAACCAAAGGTGCAAATCATGACTCATTGCAAACACCCGTAACTTTGTCAGCATATCGGATATCCAACCTGTCTCGCTCTGATCACCCTTATCCTGTTGAATGTAATTGTATGGGTCTATAACAGCACCCCTTACGCCCTGACGCATAACAGCAATCTTTAGGCGTTCAATAATCCCATCCACAGTAGCCATTGCCCCATCGTTTTGATACAGAAATGAGAAATGATTTTTGACAAACTTTTTTCCCTCTTCTAATTCTTCTGACGTAACTCTGGGCGTGTGTCCCGCAAAAAACGGCTTACGCATTCGTTTAGATATTAGCTTGGCTATGTGCAGTGGTGGGTCATTCTCAAATGAGCAAACGGCAAACTTCCACCCTCTTTCCTCAGCTAGATTTACCATTAGCTGGTCAACAAACTCAGACTTTCCTGACGATGGGTGGCCTGTCACCACAGTAAGCTGACCTTCAACAATCGAATAGAACTCGTCTAGGTTGCTGTACCCAGTGGATGCTCCCCTGCCCATACCCTTTTCGTATAACGTGTCCAGCTTGTCAAAGAAATGGTCAGGCTCATACAGACCAGACACAGGATAGGGCGAACATCCCGCAATGATTTTTTCAAACGCATTACGCCCCTTCTTTACCAGAAGTTCGTTGGCATCTTTTACACCATCTGGGAACTCAACAACCCAGCATTTATCTTTGCCAATACGTCTGGCAATCTCCTCGCCCATAGCCTTGCCAGCTTCATCGTTGTCGGTGGCGAGTATTACTTTAGGGGCTTGTTCTAATTTGTCCTTGGCATCCCACAAAAATCTAAATTTGTTATCCTCTTGTGGGTCAATCTTACCATCAACAACCTTCATCACTGCACCATTTGGGACGCTTACCACGTTATCAAATCCAGCCTCAATAAATGAAAGAGCATCCATTTCCCCCTCGACAATAAATATATCATCTGTCGGATCAATGTTGTCATAGTTAAAGAAGTTGGCTGGTGCGCCGTTACAAGAAAACCCCTTGTCTTCTAACGCACGGATCTTTGCCGCGTAGGTCTTTCCTTTGTTGGTGTATGGGAACACCACACACTCAACTTCTTTTTGCAAACTGTTTATGAAGTGACGCTTTGTTTGAATGCCAGCGTCCTTGGCTGTGTCTTCTGATATACTGCGCTTCTTGAGCCAGTCGATAGTGTTCTGTGATAATTCTGAATAGTCATGCTTTACAGCTAAAGCCATCTTAGTAATTCCCCTCTTGATTGGTATCTGTTTTTCTTCAAACGGAACAATGCCGTTCTCGTCACAGTGCCAACAGTTATACAGAATATCACTGCCATCTATCTTGAGGGATAATGTTCTCTGATTTTGATTAGCTTTTTTCCGCTGACTTGAACAGAAAGGGCAGACAATTTTGTGTTGCCCAGAACCTAGACGGACTGCCGCCCCACGGATAACAGTGTTTTCTTGCATAATAATTTCTCCACGACACCACTAACATATTATCAGCAGGAGAGCCTGTCAATCAGGTTTTTTGGATGATGTGGAAAAGTGCCGCCAACTAGTTCTTATAACTAGTTATATATTTATATATATTATAACTAGTATTACTAGTCAGTGTTTTTTGTCGATTAAATCTTTTAGCTTTCTGCCTTTGTATCGGGCAATAGCTGGCTTTGATTGTAGTATGGTACGAATATTATCTCTCATTTGTGGTGTGGCAACACCAGCAAAGTCACATACAGTTTCAAAGTCTTCTGTGTCTATCCACTCGGCTACTGACTGTTTGTGCCTATAGTCATCCAGATATGCGTCTGAGACTGCTTGGGATATCACTGCTCTCCAAAGATAACACTCTGATAAGTGTTCTTGGGTTTTCTCTATCAAGCCCCCAATATATATTTTTCCGTTTAACCTGTCGATCATTGGCGTAAATAACCCCCTGCATCAAATCCAAAATGAGACTTTCATCAAGGTCTGGTCTTCTTGAGGCATAAAAAATTGCCATCTCAACACAAACATCTCCTGTGAACATTTCTTCTATCGGCTGTACTTGCTCTAAAAAATACTTTGCATACTTTCTTGCCTTGTCAGATTTTATAGACGCTGGTCTGCCTCGTATCAAAACAATTTTTCTACTGTTGGCCTTTGAAGCTGGCTCTCCAAAAACAATAAACTCATGTGTTTTTATAGACATTTAAGTGCCTTATTTTCTTATTGACATCTATTTGCCTCTATGAGATAACCCTAGAGGAAGGAGACAACTTATGGACATAACCAACAAATTCGGACTACCGCAACCTTTTTTAGACTTTGCCAGAAACGATAAATATAGTAAAGGCAAAGCTGACATAAGCGTTACGACACTTATAGACAGTCCTAGGGTAAACCAGATGCGTAAGCACTACGCTTCTGATCGGCAAGCAGATGTAACCGATATGGTTTGGCCTTTGTTTGGAACCGCAGTTCATCACATTCTAGAAAGTTCAAAAGAGAAGGACGTTCTTTTAGAGGAACGTCTGTTCGTGGATATTGATGGGTGGACTTTATCTGGCGCGATAGACCACCAAAAGATACAAGGCTCTTCTGTTGAGATAACCGATTACAAAGTGACCAGCGTTTGGTCTGTAATTCATGGCAAGGTTGAGTGGGAGCGGCAACTGAATATGTATGCTCTTCTCGTCCAGAGGGCAAAAGGTCTTAAAGTATCCAAGTTAACCATCTGTGCAATTCTCAGGGATTGGAACAGGCGAGATGCTCAATACAAATCAAATTATCCTCAAGCGCCAGTAGCTATGGTAGAGATACCACTATGGTCTGATCAGCGTAGAATTGAGTACGCAAAGCATAGGGTAGAGGCTCATCAACAGGCAGAACTTCGGTATGACCTTGAGGAAGACTTGGAAGATAAGTTTGTGAAATGTTATCCCAGTGATCAATGGAAAAGAGATGATAGTTGGGCAGTTAAAAAGAAGGGTTTAAAAAGAGCGATGCGCGTGTTTGAGAACGAACCAGACGCAGACGCTTTTGCGGCAGGGCAATCTGTTCCTGTCGAAATAGAACACCGCGCTGGGGAACTGGTGCGATGTAAGGGCAACTATTGTGGAGTTGCTGAATTTTGCTCTCAGTATAAAAAGGAGATTAGTGAATGAGCGAAACAATATGGGAAACGCTTTCTGGTATCGATGTGTCTGAACACACCGAGAAGAAGGGGAACTTAACGTACCTGTCATGGGCATGGGCTTGGGGGATTGTGAAGAAGCATTACCCAAATGCGGTCTTTCAAAAACATTTGTACAATACTACAAATGGAACTTATCCATACATGAAGGACGATCAAGGATTTGCTTTTGTGTCTGTCACTGTAAAAATTGGTGACGATGAGCAGACAGAGTTACTGCCTGTTCTGGATTTCAAAAACAAAGCCATGAAGCATCCAGACTCGTTTAGCGTTAACACTGCTATTCAGAGGTGCTTGGCTAAGTGCTGTGCTATGCACGGATTGGGTCATTATATATACGCTGGCGAAGACTTGCCAGAGGGTGTTGAGCCACAGCCAGAAACGATACAGCTTGAGAACAAAAACGGTGAGAAAAAAACCGTTGAGGACTACAGCCTTGTCGGGGAAGTGTTTAAGACTTTCATACCGGAGTGTAATGACATAACTGAATTAAGGGGGTTTTGGGCAAAGAACAAGAAGGCCATCGATCTTTTGGAGACAAAAGACAAAGCCCTATACGATGATGTGTTCAAAGACTTCATCGCTCACAAAGAAACTTTAGAAGGAAAAGCGGCATGAGCCAGTATCCACCATCAGGTGTTTTATTCACCAACAATCGTAAGCGTTCTGACAAATCACCTGACTACACAGGCAAGTTAGAACTTTCTGATGAGGTCTTGCAAGACCTTGTTGCCCAGATGGAGAGGGGTGTTGAGAAGCCTGTTCTGTCTCTTATCGGGTGGAAAAAAATGAGCCAGAAGACTGGCGCAGTATTTCTGTCGTTGCTTGGAAATAAGTTTGAAGAAAATCCAAACAGTGATGGTTCTTCTGATCAGTCTGCTGGAAAGCTAGATGACAGCGTTCCGTTCTAAGCGGATCAGGTCTAAGAAATACTTGCAGACCTTGCGCGGATCTCCGTGTCTGGTCTGTGGGTATGGCGCAGAGGCTCACCACATCATGTTCGCAGAGCCTAATGCTATGGGAATGAAGGTGGGAGACAACTGGTGTGTTCCTCTGTGCCACCCTTGCCACATGAAGTTGCATTTGTTTGGTGACGAAAGAACGTGGTGGGATTTGCAAGGCGTTGACCCTATTTCTTGGGCGCGTGTTAATTGGGAGAAATTTAATGGAGCAAGTTGATAAAGTAGCATTCGCTATTATGAAGGCTCATGAAGGCTTGATGTCTAATGGCACACCAATTCTTTATGACCACTTGGCTGAACAGGCAATCATTGCCATGAGGCAACCTACAGATGAAATGCTAGAAGTGGTAGCTGAACTTCCAACTCATCACAACAGGCTAGATATGTGGTGCGCTATGGTTGATGTGGCTCTTGGCAGAATAAAGCTGGCGAAAGGAGACGGAAATGGACAAGAGCGCGGCTGATATGACAACTGAGGAATTTGCGGCTCATATAAAAATGATGCACGACAGGGTTGTTAACTTTAAAAATTACGGTCTTTCTGTTGTCGGCACTAGGCAAGACAGAAGCTACTCAAACCAAAAGCGCGGGAACTTTCAAGGTAATGTGCAAAAAAGGGCGCGTGATCAGTTGGTTGAAATAAAACTGAATGTTAATGCAAATGGACATTTAAAGAAGGGTAAGTACGATGGCTGATGTAAGAGATGCCGCCGTTAACTTTGAGGCGGTTAAAACGTCAATGTCTCAGGGCAAGGATGGAATAATATTAAGGCTTGCACTGCATCCCAATGAATGCCCACCAAGCCTACACACAGATTGGGTAGGCTCTCGTTATATGGTGGCTATGGTTAAGTTGGGTGATGACGATACCCCACAAATACCAGATCAGAACAGAGAGATTAACAAGATGATATCTCAAGCTGGTCTGCTATGTCGAAATCCTGAGTTTGCAGAGTTCATGAAGATATGTGGTTTTATACATGACTATGATCCCACAGACTGTGAGGCAGTGGTTGCTGACGGTCTAAGGGCATATCTTGGCATAGAAAGCAGAGGGGAACTCAGGAACAATTCAAAAGCCCGTGAACAGTTCAAGACTTTGGTTGAAAAGTTCACAAGAAATAAAAAGGGGTATCAAGAATGACCACCAACCTAGTTGACCATAAAGAGATAGCGGAAATGCTATCCATTAGGCCAAAGTCTGTGTACCACATCATCAACACAGATGAGAGTTTTCCACCACCAATCGTATTATCGCCAAGAATTAGGCGATGGAAGCGTGAAGTAATTGTGAAATGGATTGAAGATAAGCACAATCAAACACAAGAAACTTCACAATAGTTCACAGGAGACAGTCGTGTACGGAGCAAAACCTAAACATTGGTTCACAGAGGATGGCGAGAAGATAGTGAACGATAAGCTATTTGAAGCCATAACACTCAGAGAGTTAGGATACGGGGAGATGCATTATTATCACAGAAAAGAACTTGGTGATCTTTCAGACAAGGAAAGAAAGGTAACAATCTTGTACAGCCCTGCTATTGAAGTGACAAAATATGGCAAGCATCATGGTTGGTATTACTTCTGGAATTGTAACATCAACAGGCACTGGGATACAGAACAGTATCGCTTGAGTAATGATGAAGAGTATAGAAATAAGATACTCAACACTCCTAAGTATTGGGCTGGTAGAGAGCCTAAATAGTGGCTAAATAAAAAGGGGCTGGATCATATTGACCTAGCCCCTTTTTGTACCCTGCTACAAATTCTTTTTGCCTACCCTTCCTAGTGTACACCTTCTTCGACTTAACAGATCTACTGTTAAATCTCGGATCTCGTATTAACTTGGCGATAGGGTTTCTCTTCTTCATCACTGTATGTCGTATTGGTTGAGGTATTGATTACCACGCATCACTATCGCGTTTACCTGTTCGCTCAACTTTTTGATAGCGGCATCCTTAGTGGCTTTAGGTATCCTTGGGTTGTCTTTGATCTTTGCCATCTTGCGTAGGATGCGGTTACGAGCGTTGTTTACATTCTTAATCGCTCCGTAGATACGCAACTCTTTTGTAAACCTCTTCTTCACGCTCTCAACTTCTTCCATGTTTCCTACTGCGTATGCGTTCTTCAGAACCTCACCAGCAAGCAAAACTTTATCTCTTCCGTTGAAGAACTCTTCTGTGTCACCACGCTCTCCTACATAGCCAACGAAGCGTCTGGCTATTGGTGTGGCTTGTATCATATCTTCTTCAAAGTCACCCTGTAGTGCGGCAGGGGCTACATTTATGCCGAAGTTGCCAACCCTTGCGGCGAATGACCCAGCGCCGCCAGTCATAAACTGATATATATGCTCAAGAACATCAGGTGATGGATCTATGAAGCCTTTTTCTACACTGCTACCAAAAGTAAGTGAGTTAATGGCTTGTGCTACTTTCACAAAATTAGGGTCTGTTGTTGACCAGTACAGATGTGAGTTAGGTGTAGGTGTTGGGTCAAATGCGTTTGGCTTCTTTGCAATCTGACTGTTCTTGAAATCTGTATTATCAAACATAACGTCAATAAAAGGATCTGCTATTGTAGGAGCAATTACGTTGCCTATGCTTGCGCCATCTTCTCCTGTTATAACAGCACCAAGGTTGCCGCCGAATGGGTTAAACACATCTGTGGCAGTTCCAAAGATTGTTGACCCAGCTTGTCCTATAGAGTATTGGCCTCTTGAGAATCTGCTAAGTGATCTGCCCATATTAAATGCGGCGTTCAGACCATATGGCAGGGGTATCTGTAAGTATTTCTTGTTCCCAAGTGGTAACATGATGTTATTTTCAAGTCTCCATTGCTTAAGATTGTCATACACCAAATCGCCATCTTCATCTTCTTCTGACAGCATGGCGTTCAACTGATCTTGCACCATACCAGCCACAACTATACCAGCCCAAATCTTCTGCACTTTTCTTGAACGGGCAAGAGCATTGAGAATTGCGAATGAACCCTGCATAGATGCGTTGTAGAAAAGGTATAGGGAGTTCAGAAGTGTTTTGTTCTCACCACCTTTTGCAAAATCAACTGTAAGGTTTCTGGCGGCAAAAGCGGCCTTCTCCATACCAACCCTTGGAGCGAGTGCTTTGAATGCGGCTACACGCATCATATTTTCAGCGACTGTGTTGTAGTCTTCTAAGAATTTACCAAGTCTCTTTACTGGAGCCGCATACTTTCCAGCAAAGTCTTTTACTTCAGCCTTAAATCCTTCACGCGGTATATCTCCAAGAATACTGTCGATATTTTCAATTTGGTCTTGCAAACTACTGGTCTGGTTCAGAGCATTTTGACCACCAAAAATTTGGAACAGTCTAAATAGGTCAACGTCAGAAACAGAGTTAATGTCAAACCCCGGTTGCAATGCGTCTTCTCTTGTTATCGAGCTTTCTTCTTCAAGGCGAACTCCAGCGCGAACAGCTTTCCAAGACTGTTTTACGTTGCTCATCATTTCTCTAGTAAGACCTTCACGTTCAAACTGATTGATGTTCACACCAGCAGTTTGGATATCACGGAAGATATTGGTAAAGAAGAATGATGGGTTGTATGTGGTGTTAATTGTGGACAGATATCTATTGAACTTGAATGCCGCTCTCATAAATCCATTAGATTTCTCTGGAGACCCGCTCATTCCGATCATTGCTTGACCGATTCTTGGGTCGTAAAAATCTATAAGGACTTCTTCACCATCAATCTTTACAGATAGCTTTCCTTCTTTTCCTCTTGGATCAGGAATAATTGAAACCCTGCCATTCTTGTCCAAGATACGCCGCATTGGTACTTTGTCCATTATGTAGGCGTACTGAGACATAATTCTCTGCACTTCTGCTTTTTGGTCATCTGGCAATGGATTTCCGTCAGCGTCTTGTTGACCGAGCAACAATCTGTAAAAGCTCTGACCAACCTTATTACGCTCACCACGAATAACCGAGTTCTGGTTCTGTTGCATAGCTCCAACAATAATTGTTGTAGCATAACCGCTATACTCACGACCAAGCATCTGTTTATCTTCGCGGCCTCTAGCTCCATAAAGTGGGCTTCTTGTAGCGCCAAAGTTTCCCTCTTCGCTGGCCTCACCAAGAACATCAAACTTTCCTCGTAGAGGTATGTAATCTACAAACTCTTCCACTTCTATCGTAACATCAGGATCGTTTGGATCATTTATTATCTGAGTTGTCATGTCAGATGTTGTTAGACCAGATTCAGCGCGAACATTTCTTGTGTCTTGTATAAGATTTTGTAGGCTACTACGAATTTCACTTAGCTTCTGCTGTGTCTCCGGAGACATCTGAGATATTTGATTTAGGATCGCGTCTGCTTCTGCATCACTCATACCTGAACCAGATTCACTGGTAGGATCAATATGTTTTTGTATGCGAAGATTTCTTTCTTTTGCGTGTAAGGCATACAGATACGCTTCTGCTAATGTCATAGCCTTGCTTTTGTTGTATGTATAGTCAGTCTCTACAAAGCCAAACGGACTGCCGCCTTGTGGGTTGCGATTTCTATTAGATGCGCCTTTTAAATCATTGAACTCAGCATCAGTCACCTCAAGCTCTGATATTTGTTTGCCAAGTTTATTATAGTGTAGGTTTTCTCTCTCTCTTAGCTTATCTCCTATTATACCTTGGGCATTGCTCTCTTGCAGGTATGTGTCCATCATGTCTGTGACGGTCACACCATTAGCCTTCATCTCATCTACGATTTTCCCAATATGCACAAATCGGTCTTGGAATTGCGTAATGAGACGCTCTGACCAATCCTTTGCCCTGTCCATGTTCAGGCCAGCAGGAATGTAAAGAAACTTAGACAGATAATTTAAGGAGGCAGTATAAGTGATGTTGTTTTCTGCCTGACCAATCATGTTCTGCACAGTCGGAGTATACGCAGTGGTGTTGAGAAGCTGTGGGTTGAATGACCGCACACTTTTCTTCTTCTCCGCACCAAATGGATAGAATGTCTTGATGTAATAAAAAGGCTTGCCAGACTTGTCTCTAGCTTTTGTAAGCACCAGCTTTAGCGGGCCTGACTTGCGAGGAATGTCATTATTCCATTCAAGTGCTAACTCAAAGTTGCCTGTTGGCATTGCGACAACAGCAGATCCGTCTCTATAACCCTGTGATTCCCATTTCTTTAACAGGTCATATATAGCCTGTTGTACACTTGGGTACTTTGACTGCTCGACAAGCTCTTTGTCGTGGTTGCGTTGTATGATGTGAAACAGGCCGTGGTTTTTATCACCAGATACCCCATCGTCATCTGGGCTTACATCGTCACCAGCAAACAGATAAACAGGTATTTGCTCGCCAGTTTGGAAGTTGTCCACCATGTACCCGTGGACATTCGGAAACTTCATGTTTACATCTTCACCGTTGTCCATGCGCCGTTGAGCTACAGCGTTAGCCACTGGAGCAAACTGACGTACTGGACGGCGAGCGTACAGACGAGATGGCTGTTCTGAGCCTTGTGCTGATATTACATTATCAATTTGACGAACCATCTGCTCCATCTCTGGAGAGATAAACTCTGTGAATGCATAGTCCTCATCAGCAACAGAACTGATTGTTAGGAGTTCTTCGCGTCTTTCTGCGGCAACTTGCTCTGCGGTGATAAATCGTCCACCACGTTCAGCCCTTGCGCTCGTAAATTGTTTGTCAGCTTCTTCAGTATCTCTGAGGTATCGCTCCGCGAGTTCACTCCGATAAGTTCCACTTTCTCTGAGTTGGTTGATGCCATTTTGGGTTCTCACTTCCTCAAACGTGTTAAAGTCAAATATCCCCTCTTGCTGACCAGCATCAGCAATGTAGAGGGCAGTGTCTAGCTCATCAACCAGCATTGTGCTGTCGAGATAGAATTTACTATTTTCGCTGTTTAACCAACCACCGAGATATAGCTCTGTTCCATATATCTCTGATATCTGCCTTGTCTGCTCAATGTACTCAAGCAAAACAGATGTGGGTAGTGTGTTACCACTGATTATCTCAGCAGACTTCAGGGGAGCAACAGCATACTTTCCGTCAATGTCAGCAAAGCCGCCCCCAGTGGTTATAGTGTATCCATCTGGATTTTGCTTTATGAAGTCTCTGAGGTTTCGGGCAAGGATTCTGCCGCTGTACTTTTTGGAATCTGAGGTGGAGCGGTCATCTGCAACTCCCTCACGAACTCCTCCATCCTGTCGTCTGGGATCGACATCAGGATTGACTCTGTGTCTGTCTGTTGTGGGGAGTGCTTCTTCGATCTGACCATCTGTAATTCCTTCCGCTCTTAATAGCTCAATAACACCGTCAACGTAATCACTGTCGCTACCTTGACCGGGGCGAACACCTACACTTCTAAATAAGAGCTTCTCAGGATACCACATTAGGGCTTGAAAATCAGCCATGCTAATGCGTGTGCCTGTGTTCTCCTCAAGAATGTCCAAGGCTCTTTTGGCGATGCGGCGTTGTTGTGTGCGATCAGTTGAACCTCTAGGAGCCGCTTGCTCTACATCACCACCAAGGTTTTCTGCGTGTGTGCCAGTTCTTTTGAATAGGTCTGTTTTTGTTGGTCTGGCATCTGTAGGCGCATCTCTAAATGCTTTTTGAAAAGCACTTTCAATTATTAGAGTCGCCTGATCAACATTATCCTTGTTGATAATGTCTATATCTTCTGCTTTCAGGGTATCCTGAACCAGTTGCGCTTCATAGGCCAGATCTTCTGACGTATAATCCTCAGTGGACTGCACTTCGCTAGGATCTGTGCTTCTTTTCAAAGCCGCCTTAGTTAGCTTTACGACATCGTTTCTGCCCTTATCTAGGGTGGCGTTAGTGATGTCCTTGAATGGATTGCCAGTGATGCGGTTATACATACGCATCCACCAGATATCCATAGTCAGCACATCATAGTTGCCTCTAAGGTTCTGGTAGAAGCCTTGACCAATCTTCGGCCCAATCACAAA